ACTCCTTATCAACAAACATCCAAGCACCGCATTTAGTGCATCGAATGACTGGCTCTTGAGTATCGGTTGCCTCAGCTTGATTTTTAGCACCCACAGCGTTGCATTTAAGGCATTGATAAACCCTAAAGCCTTCATGAGTGTCGTAGCCATCAAGCCAAATAAACTCTGAGTTGGCTGAGCAGAAATTGCACCTGAACTTAACCAAGTTTTCCTGCCCAACCAGTACCCTTAAAGATTGCTGGAACAGCTGTATAAACACGCCTTAAAGGTTCATCACATACTTGACAATTAGGGATTTTATGATCCATTGGTAGATCCAATACAATCAGCGTTCCCTCACCATCACACATGTAATCGTAATTAGGCATTATTCGAATCCTTGTGTAGCGGATAAGGAATTCTGTTTATAGCGTGGCAGCTATAACATCGAAGCAGATCGCCCTCATGAAGTAATCTGTCATCGTTGCATAACTCGCAATGCTCAGTTGATGGCTCTATTTTAACTCCGTCATCCGTAAAGGTTGCAGTTAAGCCAGAGCCGTCAATGATTTGTAATTCACCCATTTATTCACCTCCTTCAAAATACCATTTGCCGTTAGCTGTAAGTTTTGCCCATTTAGGTTCGCATTGTTTTGCTTTGCAAACATAACCATAGTAAGGCTTACCTCCTTTAGATATTCCTTCTTTTAGAATATGACCATGCTGGCATGCAGGTGGCTCATTCGGTGTTGATGCACCAATCTCAGCAACTACATCTCCAACCGACCACGCAACAGGCTCGGGCTCTTTCTTATCAGCTGCAAAACTATCTCTTAGGATTGTTTCGATCTGAGCTGATTTAGTGCCGGGCTTGCCATACATGTTTTGTCTGCTTTCCAACTTATCTTTAAATGTTGGATTGCTTTCAACCTTTCGCATGTCATCCTTTGTGGCAGTCTTGTCAGATCCCTTTAGTAGAATAATTGCTCTACCTAATGCGCTTGTCGCAGTATCCTCAACATAAAACTTTTTCATATTAGGAATGTAAGTTTCTCTTGAGCCAAAAGCAATGTTGCTTACAGCTGGTGAAGTATCAGTAGCATCACGCCATAGGGTCGCTTGCACCAAGATATAACCCTTTTCTCCATCATGGCTAATGACCGATATGTCTGATCTGCCCATCGGATAATTGGCAATAAACCATTTGTTTAGCGTTGCCACATCCTCATAGTCCTCTAGATTAAATGCCATTATTGATCCCAACTTTCATCTTGGACTGCATCGAGGACAGTTTTATAGACAGCACCATAGGCGATGAAGTCTTTGATACTGTCTTGATGATCTGGTGTTTCTGTAAGCCTAGAAACCTTGACCAATGCCATACATAGTGCAGCTTGGTGTGGTGTGATAGGGAAATCCAGATAGGCAGACCATAGACCTGCGATTCGCTTGTGATTATAGAATGGATGTCCATAGACACTTCCACGCTGGTGGATCGTAGTAATGACCTCATCAAATAACGCTTCAGTTGAACTTTTCATAATCAAAAACCTCATCAACTTTCCGCTTATTTTCAATCATTCGGCGGTGCATATCCCAGCCATCCTTACGCCCACGCCAATAAGCTGTGCTCTTAGCGTTTCCTAATGATGAGTAATAAAACATGATTGCAAACATTGTTCCAAAAAATAACCAAGCAGCTTGTAAGTCGCTCATTTTGTTGCCATCTCCCTTATTGCTTTTGGCATCGCAACCGGATTTCGGTCATCGATCACTTTATAGTTTGCCCCTGACGGATGAATTGATGGTGCAGCGGCAACATAACCTTTCCACTTAATATCAATCCCATCAGTTAATTTACCTCTAAACACATCAGACTTATCAGCTGTGTAATAAAGGTGCAAGCCATCACCAGTTTGAACTGTATAAGTAGGCTCAAACTCTGGCAGTAATTCGCCACCATTTCGGTAATCAATATCAAAAACAACTAAGCCTGATTGATAACAGGCAATGCCTATATTGATTTTTTGATCGTAGTCAAACCAAAAGTTGATTAGTTTGCTATCTGTTGATGCTGATAAATAAGCCCTTTGAGCCAAGTCAAAGTGCGGATCTTTCTTGCGTGGCAATAATGGCAAAACTGCCCATCCTCGCTCTGCATATTCTAAAGCTGTATCTCTACTGCCTAGATCTAGTTTCATGTCGCTCCCTACATATCCACAGACCATCTGTGAATACATAAAGTTTGACCTAAATCAAGTTTTTTATCTACCTGACCTACGGCGTGTTTTATAACGATTAGATAACGCCAAGAGCCTCAAATTGATCAATATGATCATCAATCGTACGATCCCTATAGTCGGTTTCAAGCCCCATACGACTTTCCAAGAGCTGTGAATGAGCCATCTTTGTTAATAGGAATCAGCGTTGGAGTCATGTTTTTGCCGTTCCATTCAAGGATAGCAATACCCATCTGCCAATTGGCTAAGCCTTTCGTGTAAGAGGCTTTTGCCTTATTCATAAGGTTTCCTACCTCAATGCCATATAAAGGTCTGTAATGACCTCCTAAGCCCTCTGAAAAGGCACTCATGCCTAGTTTATGGGTATGACCACAGACCACGCTCTTACCAGCCTTCCTAGCCAAATTAAGGGCAGTTATGCCGGCATTGGGATTGGTGTTGCCTTCATCGCCATGAGCCAAAATCCAGCCCTTTTCGAATTCATAAAATGATTTGTGAAAAGTAATGCCTAGATTGTCAAAATCCATAAACTTGGCGTATTGCAGTTCTGGGAGGCTAATGAGCCCCGGCACTTTCAAAAGTGTGTTGTAAAGCCGATCTGTATGATTTGATCTAACAATATGGGCCTCCTTGGCATTTTCAGTTAAAGCCCAAAGAATATCTTGAGTTTGTTTGCGGTCAGCATCAAGGGTCTGTTGATAAGCCAAAGGTGTTTTTTCAGCCCATCGAGAAATGGTTTGAAAGTCAATCTCATCGCCAACGCATAGAACGCTATCAAACTTCTCACGCCTTGCCAGCTTGATGACATTCTTAACAGCTGCTTCATGGTGATATGGAATTTGCAAATCACTTATTACTAAGTATCGCTTAATCGTCATCCTCATCGTCAGTTGGATCTATGGATGGGATGATCCCACCATCGCCTACAATCCAATCAGGGAAAGTCTTATGTTCTGTCATTAGCCAGAATGCGTGCTCAGGTGTAAATCCTGCTTTTCTAGCTGCTTTATAGCATTCATGTAAAGCCGTATAGTGCTGATCTAATTTAGATAACGGCTCAGGAGATTGGCGAACGACTCGACGATTGATCTTTTTCCGTTTATTGGGTTTTCGTGTGTTCGCCATAAATAAAATTATCGCTTACTGATTAAGACAAACAGGTCATCGACACGCTGTTCAAGTCTTGAGATTTGATCCTTCATTGATGAACCTGAGTTTGGCTTGAGTTCTGATAAGTAAGACTTAATAACCCAGCGCAGACCCAGCAACAAACTGGTTGCGATTGCGGATACGCCAACGCCAAAGGCGACTAATTCGTTTGGGCTCATTTCGCATTAAGTCCATAATCAACTTCGCTCCCTGATTTTGGATCTATTGCCTTAGCAATTGGTGCAACTAACGCACCGGCAAGAATGGCTAGTTCTGGTCTGATGTCAGCAACAATTGCCAAAATAACAGTTATTCCAGAGGCAGCCACAGCTCTTAGATATGACTTGATTGCAGCCTTATGTTTGTTTGTTAGTTTCATGCATTGCCTCCTAGTAGTGGGATATTAAAGAAATCTGAATTGTTGTCTTGGTTTTTGTTAAAGCTGATATGAATGTGATGGTTGTGTTTATTGATGCCTTTGTATTTTCTCCAACGCCAGCCCAATAATGGTGAAGCAATTTTTTCTTGGTGGATTACATAACTGATGCGCTTAGAGGTTTTCCCATATTGTCGAATTTGATCTGCCAAGTATGCTGAAAGCCCTTTGTCGTCAGAAAGCCGAGCGTCAATATCAATTGCTCGCACGCATCCTGTTGCATCTGGGTTGTGATCGCTCTTTCGTGCGCTATGTCGAGAATCACCAATCCACCCATCAGATTTACGCAAACGCTCTGGGAAGCAATCATCAAGTTGCTCCCGAAATTGAACGGCAGATTTAGATAACCAAGCCTTCATTAGCCAAGTATCGTTTTTAATTCATCAGCAGTTAAACCAATGCGTTCAAGAATTGCAGCCTTAGCAACTTCTTTAGCATCGGCTTCGCTTTGTTGATTAGCCTGTGCTGTTTGCTCTGCTTGATATTGAAAGAACTCATCATCATTCATTTCTCTATCAATAACCTCATCGGTTTCAATATTATGAATTCTAACTAATGGTCGTGTTAATTTAGCCATATTATTTCACTCCGTAAAGTAGGACTGTTCCTGTTGATAAATTTCCACCTGCGTTTGAAAATACTAAAGAAGTAATTGCAGAAGTTGTATTAATTACTCCAAAATTAGCATAACCAAATAAGTCTGGGTCAGTATCGGAACAATGATAACCGCCAAAAACTTGAAAACTTTTACGAGCAGTTGTTGATGCATAATTTGATATTTCTAAAGTCCAAGCATTACTAGAATTACTTGAAGTTGGAAGAACACCAGCAGTAGCTGGGGATAATCTTAAAGGAGAATTACCACTAAAAGCCCAAGCAATAGAACTATTACTTATTCGGCTATTACCAGTAATTGTTGAACTTCCATTTGGTGCTAAATTAAAAGTACCATCTGCAGTTGCGTTGGTGACTCCAAAAATATAAGCGACTAATGTTTTATAACTTCCTGAAATACTTGAAATAGTGGTTGTTGCACCAGATAAAGTTGTTGTTGATAATAGTGTCATTGAATTTGCATCAACAGCTGCCCAAGCAGGAACACCACCGACAACGCTTAACACTTGACCAGTTGTTCCAATCGCAAGTCTTGTGTTTGTATTTGCAGTTGATGATCTGTATTCAACATCTCCAAGTGTGGTTGAAGGGTTTAATGCTTTTGTTGTTGTATCAACAGATGATCCAAGTGTGCGGATAGCAGATGCGCCGTCTTTGACCAGAGCTGTATCATCTGGTGTTGTCCAGCCGTAGTTAGTAGTGGTTGCCATATTGTCCTTTATCTCAGGCTACGATTGTAGCGTATTCCCATGTCAAAGTATTGCTTAAAGTGTTCCATGCCTCACCAACAGGCACAGCATTCCATCGCATAGCGACTTGACTGAACGCAACTGGTGAAAGATTTATTGTTAAAAATAGTTCATTAAAGCGAGTGCGCCAAGACCAACCCTCAACATAACCTTCAAACTCGCCTAATGAAATCTGTGGTGGTAGGTTTTGGATATTCAAAGGCTGACCCATGAACACAGTCAAAAGGTTATCTCTATCGCTATCATCAATTTCAGGATTCGTTATTGGGAAGGTTATAGATTGAAATGCTGGTAATGGAAAGGCTCGTTGGGCAATGTATCGATCTGCAACTTCCTGAGCATCTGCAGCTGAATGAATAACTGAGTTGATACTTTCGGCTTTGTAGCCATATAAAGCAATTGATGATGCACTTGAGGCGGTTTCCTGTGATCCAAAGTTATTGCCGTAGTTGATAAATATGTCATTGCGAATATCTGCTGATCTAGTAATTGTCGATAATCCTTGACTTAAAGCATGGTTAGCGTCTAGATCAATATAACCATTGGCTGCTAAGTAAGTTTGCCTATGGTCGGCATCAGCATACCCAATATCTCCATTAGATGATTCATACAAATAGCCAAATGCGCTGTCAGCAATAAAACTTGCAATGTTGTAAATTGTATCGGGTTCAGCAGCTCTATTTTCCATTGTGTAAAGACCAGGTTGATCAATTTCTCCAAGCCCTTGATTTTGAGCATTTGTCC